GAAACTCTTTAAGGGAGTAACAACAGAGCCTACAACTACAGTTAACTTTGGTCAAGGATCACTTGATAACCTTGAACTGAACAACTTAGTAGCAGCAGGAGTTGTCTTTACAGATGGAACACAGACAAAAGAAGGTGTTGCATCACGTACACCAATTATTGCAAAGACAGATTCTTACACACTTTCAGCATTAACTGAAAGAGACTCCTTAATTGAAGTTGCAAAATCAACAGCAACAACAATTACAATCCCAACAGATGCAACTCTAAACTTCCCAATTGGAACATCAATTGATATCCTTCAGACATCAACTGGACAAGTTACAATTGCAGGAGCAGGCGGAGTAACTGTTAATGCAACACCTGGCTTGAAACTTCGTACAACTTGGTCATCTGCAACACTCTTTAAGAGAGCAGCAAATACTTGGGTTGTATTTGGCGATTTGACAGCGTAATATAAAACTTAATAAGAAAATAGGAGAAATAAATGGCATCAGGTAAGAGAATAGGCAAGAAGTCTCAAGCGTCTAACGACTTCTTGGAGCCGCTAGTACCAACAAGCGTTACGGCAACAAACGTTGGAACTTCACGACCTTACCTCTTGACTGCTAACACAACATCTGCTGCATCTGCTGCAGGAACTGGCGCAGCCGCAAATTTATCATGGACTTTGCCAGCACTTTCTCCCGCAGCAACATCTTATACTATTGTGTCAAATCCAGCAACTTATACAGTTACAACTGGAACATCTGCAACAAGTTACACATTTCAGGGCCTTGCTTCTAATACAGCATATACATTTACAGTAAGTGCATCAAATGCTGCAGGAACTTCTGCTGCTTCTACTGCTTCAACATCAATTACTGTAACAACAGTTCCAGCCCAACCTGCAGCGCCAACTGTAACTCTACAGGTGAATCAGGATACGATTACTTGGTCTGCTCCAGCAAATGGTGGATCTGCAATTACTGGTTATACCTGGGCATCGTCAGATGCAAAGGGTGCAACAGTGGGTTCAGCAACTACAACTGTTCCAGTTGCTCAAGAAGGGGGTACCTCTCAAACATATACAGTTTATGCAACCAACGCTAATGGTAACTCATTAACATCACCAGCATCTGTTAATGTTACTACTACTCCACCATTCTTCCCTCCATTTTTCCCTCCATTTTTCCCACCATTCTTCCCACCGTTCTTCCCGTTCTTCCCACCATTCTTCCCACCGTTCTTCCCATTCTTCCCGTTCTTCCCGTTCTTCCCACCATCATTCCCATTCTTCCCACCGTTCTTCCCGTTCTTCCCACCATTCTTCCCACCGTTCTTCCCATTCTTCCCAATGTTTAAGAATATGTTTGGATAGAATTAAGTTAAAAATAATTAGCACTTTATGTACCTATAAGGCTTATGTATTTGTTGTGGTATAATTTTATTAGGAAAACTATATAAAGATAGGATAAAAATGTCTGGCTATGATGAAAACTTAAACCCTTGGTTTACTAAAGATAGATCTGAAACAACATCAAATAGGGTTGATAGGGTAATTGATAAAAATATTACGGTAGATTTTAAATATAAACAAGAAAATCTTGGTCCAAGAGATGACAGTAACTCAGAGTTGTTAGATTTACACGAAGAGATATATCAAAAACTTAAGTATTGCATAGATGATTATGCAAAATATTGGGGTATTCATATTGTATATTATGAAGCCTTTAACTTTGTTAAGTATGAAGGAGAAGGTACACACTTTAATATCCATGCTGATCACGGTCCAGCATATAACTGTACAGTTTCTGCTGTTATATATATCAACGAAGACTACGAAGGCGGAGAGATTAAGTTTCCACGATTAGACAATTATGTTCATAAGCCAAGAGTTGGAGATATAGCAATTTTTCCATCAAACTATATATATGAGCATGCATCCTTGCCAATGAAATCAGGAACAAAATACTGTGTTGTCATTATGACAGACATCAACGAACTGGCTCACTAATGTCTGAAGAAAAGTCTAAATTAGCAATATTTAGATCTTTTAGGCCTTGGCTAAATAGTCAAAGTAAGTCTTTACCAGAGCCAACTCAAAGCGTTATTCCTCAATGGTACAAGAATGCAGACAGATTTGCCAAGATGCCAAATGGGGAATACTATAAAGCGCCAAAAGAAGTTTGTCCTTTTCCAAAAAAAGGCACTACTGACGACTATGGAAAGATTCCAACATGGAAAGCGTGTCCTGCAATTATGGATGCATTTTCAACTGGTTATGTTTTTAAAACTCCGTGTGATTTAGTTTTTACTAAAAATGCTCAGGGTATTCTTAGTGTTAAAATTGAAGACCCAAAACATCAAGACTTTTGCACTCAAAGACCACCAATGCCACAGTTTGAACATCCTCTTGGCTACTATAGGCATCACTTTTCTTGGTCTGCTGATTGGGGTCTAGAACTTCCAGAAGGCTACAGCGCTTTGTTTATGACACCAATGAATAGGTTTGATCTTCCATTTCTAAACACAACTGGTGTTGTCGACTCTGACAATGTTCATTTACTTGGAAGTTTTCCATTTTTTATAGTAGATGGATGGGAAGGAACAATTCCAGCAGGAACTCCATATATGCAAGTACTTCCATTTAAAAGAGAAAACTGGGAGCACAAAATAGATTTATTAGATCAGTCTGAAATTTATGATAGAATGGTTAAAAACATGCAGTTTTACCGTCAGCCAGACGGCGGGGTATATAAAAATAAAGTTTGGTCAAGAAGAGAATATAAATAGGAGAAACAAATGCAAACATGGACAGAAAAAATTAACCTGGGCAACGGAATAATTTGCTACAAGGGGGTTATTAAAAAAGAGTTTGATGTAATTAATAGACTTGAAAATACTCTTGGATCAGTTGCTGGGTATGGAGAATTATCAACAGAAGGAAAAATGTATCACTGGATGCCAGCATATGTTGGATACCAAAAACTTATGCCAGAGTATAGAGATTGCGTAGATTTTAAATTTAAGAAAACAGATATTGAGCAAGACAAGAGTGAAGATTCTTTAAAATTACAGTCACTATGGCAAGACATTTATGATGCCCAAGCAGCAGCAGTTGAGGATTATAGAAGAGACTACAATATTATGCCGTTAAAGTATTGGGAAGCATTCAACTTTATTAAGTACGGTCCAGGGCAACACTTTAAAGAGCACCACGATCATGGATATTCATATAACTGCACAGTATCTCTTGTTGCATATGTTAACGATGACTATGAGGGCGGAGAGTTGTATTTTAGACTACAAAACCTAAATATTAAGGCAGAGGCTGGAGATCTTTATATATTCCCGTCAAACTTTATGTATCCTCATCAAGCAATGCCAGTTCACTCTGGAACAAAATACTCAATTGTTACAATGTTGGACTATAGTAAAAAATATCATACGCCAGATATGTATGATCCAAAATGGGATAATGAGTAATGTACAATATTTCAGTTGAAAAGACACCAGGATGTCTTTTTGAGATATCACCAATGTCTATAAAAAGAGATTGGATGGATCAAACCTCTGAAAAACATGCTTATAGATGTTTTCCAGTAACACAGGCAAATGTTATCGGTTACAGTCTATCTTGTAATGAAGATATTAACTTTTTTTGGGACGGTATCAATGATCAAACTGCAGACCACATTGAAATAATTAAAGCACCAGAAGGATCTTATGGAGGAAGAGGTCAGTCATCTATAAGTCTTAATACTGGGTTAATATTTAGAACAGAACAAGACGTAAGTATCTTTACTATTAATCCAGTAAATTATTTTAGCAATGATTTTGAAACAATGTCTAATTTAGTTAGTACCTCATTTTATGATAATCCACTACCGTTAGCAATAAAAGCAAAATCACCTAACAAGAACATTGTTATTAAGGCAGGAACTCCAATAGCAACAATAATTCCTATATCTCTTTCAAGTTTAAACAATACGTCAATAGAAATTTTTGACTATAAAGATGAAAACAGAGAAAGACTAAACGCAAATATTTCATATGGCGAAGCAGCACAGGTAATTAATTCTTCTGGTCAGTGGACAGACTGGTATAGAGATGCCGTAAATGAAAATGGAGAATCTGTTGGAACTCACGAAGTTAAGGCTTTGAGACTGTCAGTAGTTGATAATACACAAAATAAACAGAATGGTATAATGTAATTATGAATAACACAGATAATGTTGTATATAGAAAGCCATCGATGACCCCTTCTGGCTGGTTTGGCGATAGTAAGGATATGATCGTAGAGTTAGAGAACTTTATGACAGAAGAAGAAATAGTCTTTTTAGAAAAGGCTGCTAAATCAATAACAATCTGGGATGTAACAGAAAGCCACGTAAACGAAAACGGAACAGTTGTTTATGATTCAGAATATTGGAAAGACAGGGTTGCAACAAGTCCCACATTGGATAAAAATGATCCAGCGATAGCACCAGTAATTGCAGGATTGTTTCAAAGACTAAAGCCAATCGTAGAAGAATTTTATAAGGTAAGGGTAACTCCTACTGGAACAACAATAGTGAAGTGGCTGCCAGGACAATTTCAAAGACCACACGCAGACAAAGAGTTACACGAGGGTCCAGATGCGGGATTACCTAATGACTTTCCAAACTATGATCTTTCCAGTTTATTTTATCTAAATGACGATTATGAAGGTGGAGAACTTTATTTCCCATTACAAGGTGTTCAGTTCAAGCCTAAAAAGGGTGCAGCATATTTTTTCCCAGGGGATAAAAACTACATCCACGGAGTAACAGAAATTAAAAGTGGACTAAGATTTACATGTCCATTTTTCTGGGAGATAACAGAGCACACAGGAGATAGAAAGCCATGAACCTAAATAACAAAAAAAGAATAACAAAAGATATTATAGTATATGAAAACTTTTTAGACTCAGAAACTTCTGCTAAAATTGTAAAGGCTTTAGATAAGCATGCAGAGAGTGGAAGCATATCTTGGATGCCAATATCTTTTTATGAGTCTTATTCTTCTGTTTTGCCATTAGATAATGATGAAGAAGTTATCTCTCTTGGGTTAAGCCCAACTATATTTTCAGACATTGAAAAAGCAATGCCAGCAGCAATCGCTTCAGTTCACGACCTTGACCCAAAAACAATTTGTAAGATTGGCTATCACACACAAAAGTGGGAGCCAGGAGCATATGCAAGAGTACACTCAGACAACACAGATGCTGAAGGCAACTCTGGAGCATTTACAAGAAGTAGGTATGCTGGATTTTTGTATCTAAATGATAACTTTGAAGGTGGGCTGCTAAGGTTCCCAGATCAAAACATAGAAATTAAGCCAGAGGTAGGAATGCTTGCCGTATTTGACGGGGGATTTAATAATATGCACGAAGTGTCATTGATTGAAAGCGGAGTAAGATATACAATAGGGTCCTTCTGGGATGACAGAGAAGAAGATGCATATCCGCAAGAACTTAGAGATGCTTGGGCAGCAGAAATGAAAGAGACATAGAGGATTCTCAAAATGATTGATTCTTTTAAAAAACAATTAACAGATAATGGTTATTCTTTTAAAGAGATTACTCCAGAATTAATCTCTGTTGAAAACTTTTTATCAAAAGAACAGTTAGACACTTTAAACAAAATCATAAATAGTACTTCTCAGGAAGATTGGGAAGTAGAATACTTGGGAAATCTTAAAAATTTTTGTATAGAAAAATTTGGTAGAGATGATGTTGATAATCTTGTTGCAGAAGGAAAATTTGAAATTACTCAAAATTGGAAAGATAAAAATTTTAATATATCAGATCACGAAATGTATAGACCATTGTATGATAATTTAAATTCAATGGTTATTGAATCAGACTCAACCCTAAATTTAAGTGGACTTGCAACAATTCAAAGAATGCAACCTGGAGTAGAACTAAAATCGCACACAGATCAGCATACAGATCCTTCTATAAGATATGCCACAATTATATACATAAATGATGAATACTTGGATGGAGAGTTATTTTTTCCACACCTTGACATAGAGTTAAAGCCTAAACCAGGTACTATGTTATTTTTCCCAGGTAACGAAGAATATGAGCACGGAGTAAGACACGTAGGAGAAGGACCCATTAGATATGTTCTTGTTGGGTTTATTAAAGAAAAAGATCACTATAAAAAGAATAGGTATTAGGAGGAGTTAAATGAATAAAGAAATATTGGACCCAAAGGTTTATTACTATACAGATGCAATAGAAGATTTTGATAAATTTCAAAGCACATTAAAGGATTTAGATTCTTTGGAATCAGGTAATGATTTTAACGTAAATATTTGGAATCCCTGGACAGCCTCTAACGATAAAAACTTTATTTATGGTGAAACTAAGACATTTGATATTAATGCAATAAACAGATTAGGCGGAGAGGTAGGAGAAAAAAGTAAATACATCTATGATTCAATAATGTCTACCCTCTATAATGTTTGTAAAGATTATGCTACATCTATTGGAGATTTTGACGAACCAAGAATTTTCCCAACTTTTAATATAAAGAAATATAATACTGGAGTAGGTATGGGAGCACACTTTGATCAGTTAGATGGAGACAAAACCTTGAGGTACTCTCTTGTAATGTACTTAAATGATGACTGTGAGGGTGGAGAAATATCTTTTCAATTAAAAGACTATGATGGTGGTTGGACAAGTTCTGATGGATTCTCTAAAGGATCTGCCCCAGCAGTAGATCTAGACTATGACATATCTGTAGCAAATAAAGCAATTGACTTTGGATTAAAGCCAAAAGCAAATAGTGTTATTATATTTCCAGCGTTTCCTCCGTATTTTCACACAGCCCATCTTGTAAAGTCTGGGTTTAAATACATGGTTCCTTCACATTGGATTCATAATGAAATGGATCTTAATCGCAACGGTGCTATGTAATTGAAAACAGCAATAGTCACTGGTGCAAGCAAAGGTGTAGGGTATGCAACTGTTAAACTTTTATCTGAAAACGGATACAGAGTTATTGCTGTTTCAAGAGACCTGTCTAAAGTTATTAATCTGGTTTCTGACAATGTTGAAGTTTATAGGTTAGACATAACAAGTGCTGATGAAATTAAAAGGTTTCACGAAAAGTATAGTGACATAACCCTAGACCTTCTTGTTAATAATGCTGGTGGAGGCGCAAGCCCTACACACATAGTTAATGAAACAATGGATAACTTTAGAAGAGCGTATGATATCAATGTTTCTGGGCCAATGTATTTATCTCAACTTTTTGTTCCTTCTATGAAAAAATCAGAATCTCCTACAATCATATTTATTAGTTCTTTAGGTGGAAAGTTTGCTTATAGATCAGGTGGCAATTATACAAATGCTAAAAGAGGAATGATGGCGCTAGTAGATACTATGAGGTTAGAGTTTCCAGAATATGGAATTAAGATTACTGAAATTTGTCCAGGGACCATAGATACTCAAATAGAAAAAAAGAACGCTGCATTAACAGCAGAAGATATGGCAGAGTGTATTAGGTGGGTTTCTGAATTGCCAAGCCATGTAAACATTAATCATATAGAATTAAACCACATACTCAGTGGTAAATGAGTTTTTAAATAACTCTTAACTTAAACTTTAGGGAGAGTTTTGCTTTTTTAAAAACTCTGCTATAATTAACACTTAATCCGTTTTTGAAAGGACGATACATATTATGTCAGATTTTTTTAGTTTTAAACTTCCAGAGGACTTTGTAGAAAAGTACAAGAACCAAGAAAGCCCATTTGGGTTTAAGGATGCAGCAGAAAATTCACTTGGAGAAATTACCTTTATTCGTACTTATTCTAGAATGAAGGAGGATGGAACTAAGGAAAGATGGCACGAAGTTTGTCGTCGTGTAATTGAAGGTATGTACTCAGTTCAAAAAAATCATGCTAAAGAAAACCGTCTTCCTTGGAATGACTACAAGGCACAGAAGTCTGCACAAGAAGCATTCCAAAGAATGTTTGAATTAAAGTGGACACCACCAGGTCGAGGTATGTGGGCATTTGGAACTCCTATGACCATGGAGAAGAAGAACTCAGCAGCCCTACAGAACTGTGCAATGGTATCAACAAAGGACCTTGATAAGAATGATCCAGGAGCCTTGTTTGCTTGGGTTATGGATGCATTAATGCTTGGAATTGGTGTAGGATTTGATACAGTGGGACAGGATAAGAATTTCTCAATCTATACCCCAACAGAACCAGAAGAGATCTTTGAAATCCCAGACACTCGTGAAGGTTGGGTAGAATCAGTTAGACTACTTATAAATTCTTACCTACGACCAAACCAAAGTATCCAGAAATTTAACTATGATTTGATCAGACCCCTAGGAGCCCCTATCAAGGGCTTTGGAGGGGTTGCATCAGGACCTGCACCTCTTATCAAGTTGCACGACCAGATAGACCGTGTAATCGGCTCCAGAGGCGGAGAAACACTAGATTCTCGTGCCATTGTAGACTTGGTAAACCTTATTGGTACTTGTGTAGTATCAGGTAACGTAAGACGATCAGCAACTCTTGCTTTGGGTAATGCAGGGGATGAAACATTTATGAATCTAAAGAACTCAGAGATGTTCCCAGAGCGTAACTCATTTGATCCAGAAAATCCAGGTTGGGCTTGGATGTCTAATAATTCTATTTCAGCAGAAGTAGGAACAAAGTACGAAGACTATGTAGATTTAATTACAGAAAACGGAGAACCAGGTTTTATCTGGCTTGATGTTGCTCGTAAT